CAGAATTTGGATTGATGTTTTCCTTAAGAAGACTTTGAGCAATCTTCTGATTATGTAGTGCCTTGTTATAGGCATCTATGGATTTTGTAGAAGCTGCATACGCATCAGCAGCATCACCAAGGTTCATAGTAAGTTCTAAGAGATACTTAACGTGGCTAGTCAGATCACCAAATGACTTACCACCTTTCTTACCTGCATCATCGGCAGCATCACCAAGTTTCTTGATGTTGTCTGTACCTTCACCCCACAATTTGGACATGAAGGTTTCTGATGCTTTATTGGACTCGGCACGCATTCCATCTAGGTCTGTTCCTAGTTGAGTAATGATGGTACCCGCATCCGTCAAATGACCATGTGCAACGGCAGAAGCAGCCGCAGCAAATCCTCCAATGGCAGTTCCAGCCATTTTGAATTCCGTAACGATTTCCCTAACTGGTTCAACAATTGCAGTGATTAGAAGTTTTGCTATGACTGATAGAGTGGCACCAAGACCATCCAGCATGTCACGCATGAACCCACCTTCTTTACCACTCTCAGCAAACTGTTCTACAAGTTCTTGTAAGGCTGGTGTAAGACTTTTTGTTACATCTAGTCCCACCTTGTCAAACATTGTTCCAGTGAGTGAAAGTGTGTCTAGGAATTTCTTTGATGCCTCTGCATCAGCTTTTGTGACAGCAGTGCCATAGGCTGCAATGGCTTCCTGTGCTGCCTTCATGTTTTCAGGAAGTTCACCTAATGCTTCCTTAGCACCTGCTCCACTCTTTCCAAGTAGAGTCATTGCGGCAGCGGACAGAGAAGCATCATTGTTGAATTGACCAATATTGCTGCCAATCTTTTGTAGTACTTCGGAGATATCACCTTTGCGAATTTCTTCCTGAGATACGCCAAACTTTTGAAGCGCAATTCCTGCCTTTGAGAATGGATCAGAAGCAGCAGCTTCCATTGCCTTTGCCAACTTGGAAGTCATTCCAGTTAGCTGATCAGCACCCACACCACCCATCTGAAATGCAATCTGAAGCTTCTGTGCTTGTTCTACTGTGGTTCCCATTGTGATGGCAGCAGAAAGCAATGCTTCTTCGGCTTCCATCGTGTGGGCAATAAGTTCGTAGGTGGCAGCACCAACCGCAGTAAATGCAACCGCAGCAACGCCAGCAGGACCAGGAATATTCTTAAGTTTGCTTATGAAGCCATCAATCATTGAACCGACAGAAGGAACTCCTTGCTTGAGTCCTTCCATCTTTTCCTTCATTTCATCGATGCCCTTGGTATCTGCCTCAAGGACCAATTTGCCTAAACTGATGTCGCTCATTTGTTATTCTCTTTTTGGCGTATCTCATATTTAGTCTTTAGAAAAGCCTGATCAAATCTCTGAATCATCTCTACTTCGGTAGATGACAATTCGTAATGTTTGATTCGGCTCCAAGCATCCATGTCCGCATAGGAAATGGCACCATCACCACGGCATCTAGAAAGGTCTACAAAGATTTTGTAGCCCATAGAACATTGGGGTGGAATTGGCTTTCCAGCCAACTTTGGATTCTTTTTTCCAGTAAGCCTTTCAGCCTGTAGAAAATGCTGTCTCAGTGTAGAACCATCTGATCTCAGGTAGTCCAACTCAACCTGTTCAGAGATCAGACTGCACGTTTGTTCTACTGCTGAGTGAAATAGCGTTGTCTATCGTTGATGGCAGCTTCAATCTGCTGAACGATCCAGTAGTACTCTGGACGACTGAATAGACTCTTGGACTTTTCTAGGCTGAATGTTCCATCACCATCTAGTTCGTCAGCAAAGAACTTTGCTGCTGTTTCATTCCAACCTTGAATTAGACCAACGAATAGATCAAATGTAAGATCTCGTTGCTGTTCTGGAGTTACTGTATTGGTGGCTCTATACAGTTCCATCGTCTTGAGTTCAGCGGCAACTTTTGCATCTGCAAATGCCTTGCTATCCATTCCAACTAGATCAATTTGAACTGCATCACCATCATTGTTCACCAGTGGCTTCTTGGTAACTGGATGTAGAAGTGTCATTGTTGATGGCTGGTTACGTAGATTCTTAATAGAGAAAGACATGTGAATATTCCTTTATGGTTATGATCTTTTATTTAGGCAAGAAAAAACCCCACCAGATTTCTCCAGTGGGGTTAGGTGCCCTATGTTTTTGGGCTGTCTCGTTTTTTATTTTACTTTAGGTATTAGGATGAACGAGTGACCTGTGCGGAAGTCGCAGAACTTGTATCGTAGACACCAGTGAAATTGATCTTCGCAATGATTGGACCAGTTCCAGTCACGTTTCTTGCGAATGTGGTGTAGTAGATCTTTGGAATTGTTACTTCGTAGGTGTTGGTACCATCAGTGAATGTCCAGTCAATTGAACTGTTGCTGTTGTTCAAGAACTTGCTGTACATGACCTGATCTTCTAGGAATACGTCTAGTGTTCCAGTCGCATTGAAGAAGCTTGTGCTGATTGATACTGGTGTTGAATTACCAATTGCATGGTTCACTGTGTGCTTTCTGTCGAAACTGAACGTACCACCAGTGATATACGCAACAATTGAGCCACCTTCCTTGATGGTTGCATTGGTTGCTGTCATGACTGGAGTTGCTGCCGCAGCAGTAACAGAAGTTGCATGAGTGACTGTTGCCACGTTGCTGGATGCTCCAACAAAGTCTGCCTTGAAGGTAACTAGACCCGCTGGCGCAACTGTCATGGAGAACTTATCTATTACACATCCGCTGTATAGGAAGTACTGCCCGATATCGGATGAACCCACTTCGATTGAATAACTCTTTTGGGAGGTTCCAACCTTTACTGTGTTTGCAGAGAAGTTGTTATAGAACAAACCTTCAAAGAACCAGTCTGCATTCGTGTGGGTAAGTTCACCACTGATGGTTCCAGCAACCTTTGAAATAGTTGGTGAAACACTACGGTGCATGGTGTCACCCTGAATGGTGTTGTCCTGAACCTTCGTAATGTCCAATGCAAGTGAACAATCCACGAATGGGACTGTGTTCATTGTTGGAGACGCAGGAAGCGTATTGAAAGTGCTTTCTGGAACAGAAAGTACTCTAGAGAAAATTGAGACTGCTGGATTGGACATTTTTAACTCCTAAATCGTTATTCTTATTTAGCTTTTTTCTAAACTGGTGTTCTTATTACCCATTCAACGCGAACAGGGATCTGCCAGAAACAGTTGTCATTGGAGTATCCAACGCCAGCCTGTGACCATGCGGTTATGATTATGAGATTATTTCCATCTGCCAGAGTCAGAAAGCTAGGTGGGAAGGCATTTATTACCTTATCCGCCATAGTTCTTGCATCTGTGAAGCCATATGCAACTGGATAAAACAGGTCTATTTGGTAGAGTCCTGCCTGTTCAATGATTGGTCTTGCCCCCAAGGAACTCACTGTAGATTTTGAAGGTGCAAGTGTAGAACGGCAGTAAGGTCTGACGTTTTGTGCCTCTGTACGTTCATTCTCAACCGTAAAGGATGGGAGATCAGCAACAGTCTGTAGCTGAGTGTCCAGAGCATTCTGGATGTCTAGTGTGCTGATATAACTCATCAGATCCCTGCCTTACGTTTAGCTTCTTCCAATATTCTTGGTCCCTCTACTACGGTGGTTCCAACCATAGCTACTGGTGCCATCTTTTCTGTTCCGTACTCTACGTACACCCAATATTCCTGTTCATTTGTAAGACTGGCATTCTTGGATTTTGGATTGATCCAACTCCAACCAGCCTTCAACGCTCCAGTTCTAACTGGAGTCTTTTCTTCCACACGTTTCTTAAAGTCTTCTAGAAAAATTTCTCTCATACGTAGAAGCTTCTTATTGAATGATTCGATGGTGTCTGCCATTACGAAACCTTCAACATGTACATTATCGTTAGCTTGTTATCTGGTCTAACAGCCTCTACAGAAATGATGCGCCAACCTTTGTTGCCCTGAATCAATCTATCTTCTGTCTGTGGCTCTACCTTTCCATTCTTCACAACTGCCAGATACATCATGTTCGTATCGTTCGTTATGATTCCACCGTTCGTGGTTGTGAATGTAGTAGAAACTTGAGTATCAAATGTTGCATGTACAATAGATGCTAGTACCTGTTCTCCATTCTTGGATGGACGAACCAATCTGTAACTAGAACCAAGGTCTGAAATTAGACCTGTAGCTAGTGTTTGCAGCATCTGATAGTCGATTTGGGAAG